ACGTACATATATTGAGAAGGAAGCACGTACATCTCGTATGGCTTACCATCGTTATTACCACCTTCAATCATCTTTGCGTAAACAAAAGAGTTACCTGTAACTAATTTAAAAGTACACCAAGCCTCAACGAAATCGCCAAAGGTATCTTCTTCATTAGGGTATTTTAATAACTCGTTTAATCGTGCATCTTTTGTATATATTTCAAACGCTTTCTTATGTAGCTTCTCAACATCCTTCCAGTTCTCAATCTTATCTGGTTGGCTCATTAACGCTTTGTATTTCTTTGCAGATGTTTCATCTACCACTCTGTAAACGTGGAATGGAGCAAGTTTTGCTTTGTCCGCAATTAATTTCACGATTGAATAAACTATATCATTTGCTGAATACCCATCATTAACAAAGCTAATGTTATCGCCACCCTGCCAAGTTATTATCCCTTGTTGTATCGCAACTTGTCCGTTAAAAGGAATTTGAGGTAGTACAGTAGATAGTTTTTGTCTTTTACCAAAAAAGTCAAGTAATCCCATTATATATGAATTTTAACAAAGTTAGACAATTTATCCTAAAATACCGACACCTCAAATTTTAGCTTAGTAAGATGCGTAAACACGGCATACCTACAAGCATCCATTAAGTCATCGTTTGCCTTTACAGGTTCTTCAATTACGTTATCGTTTTTATCCTTTTTCCATTTGTAAGACATAAACTCCCTTCTTAGGTTTTTGCTATTGTAGTGCAAGTTTATTGGGTAAGACTTCATCTTTACTATTCCTGCCCATACATCTTTTACTGCTGGTTTTATGTTAAAGCCTTGTCTGTAAAGTTCCTCAATAGACTTAGGCTCGGCTGCATCCGCATAGATAGTTGCTCGTTCTGGTAACTTCTCTTTAATCAATCTTGATAGATCACTTAAAGTCAATCCGCTTTGGTAAACTATTTCCTCAAAGTAGTTTTGTCCTTCATAATGAGTAACCTTAACTAAAGCAGCTGGATGCACATAACCAAAGTCTAATCCATAGAACACATCGCCATTTTCTATTTGGTCATATTGTTTCCATTGAGTGTATATAATTTCCTTTGCAGAGCCTCGTTCCCCTAATCCGTACACTTTCCACATAAAGTCATCGGGTAAGTCTTTGTATTGCTCAATGTTTCTTACTTGGCTTTCACTAAGGTTTGATATGTTATTTAGATAAGTTGAATGGATGCGCTTGTTCTTTGGGTTATCAGCTACCTCATACACCCAAGAAATAAAGTCGGCTGGATTCCAGTCTAAGAATGTTTGTCCTGTTGTACGAATCAATAGCTGGTCAAACAAAGCCTTGCTAATAAGGTTTGCCTCGTTTACGAATAGTATATCCCTTGCTGGTCCTTTTGCTTTGTCTGGGTCTTCAAGTCCGAATAACTCAATATAAGAGCCGTTCTTAAACGTATAAATAAAATCGGTATATCTAAAATCCTTTTCATCCCAAATATTCCATTGTTCAAGTATATTTTTGAAATCCCTATAAACTCCACGCTTGATGTGTGGTAGGGAATGAGATACGCACGAAATTCTTGTATTAGGCTTGGTTAAAGCTATGTGGATTAGTAACTGAACAACCGAATAGCTTTTACTTGACCTTGACCCACCTTCATTGCATATTATCGGATACCCATCCTCGTATGCCTTTTTATTAGCATAGAATACAGGAGTAGCTTTAATCTTCAATTGGCTTACAATCTGCATCTGGTTCTATTGTGATTTGCACATTACCCTTTATGTCAGCGGTTATGTCGGTTGTTTGTTTAGGCTTACCTTCTAATCTATCAACTACTGCCTCATAGGCTTTTTGGTCTCCCTTCAATGCTTTACTAATCATTTGCATATCCATCAATTCAAGCACAGTAAAATCTTCATCTTCTCCTGTAATTGGATTTCTTCTCTTTTGTACTAATTCAAGTAATCTTAGTAATCTTGTTTTGCTATTTTGCACACCTTTAGGTCTGCCATTTGGGTTTGCAACTTGACCTTTCTTGAATGGTGTTAAATTTTGTTCGTTCGCCATAATCTCACATTTTTTTCACTATTTTACAAAGATATGCCACAATTAGGGCAAATAGTTCCTTTCTTAGTATTGTCTATTGCTTTTGGTTCATCATTCGTTGGAATTAGAAAGTCAACATTAACTCCCCATTCGCTTAAATCACTAACTGACCAATCATCATTTGCTAACATATCCATATCCCACATTCCATAGTGAGTATTATCAATTACAAGTAATTTCTTTTTCTCTTGATCTGTTAGGTTAGCCATTTTAATCACAGGAATATCTTGGATGCCTAATTCTAAACAAGCACGATACCTCTGGTTACCTCCCAAGATTACATTATTCTCATCTATAATTAATGGTTTTGCTTCTAATAGTTTTGGGTCATCTTGGATAGACTTAACCAACTTAGCAAAGTCATTAGCATCAATCTTTCTTGGATTGTTTGGGTTAGGTTTGATTTCGTTAATGTTCATTATCTGTTTTTTGTTGGTGTTCGTATTGATGGCATTTGCACAATTACTTTCTTTTTGATTTGCTCAAAGCCTACCATATTGCCACATTTATTGCACTTAAATTGAATTTCATTTAGTTCGTTATCCCACGCATATCCTTCAACTATGGATTTGCACTTACAGGTATAAATTCTTTTACTTAAAGTATTTTTCATCGCCCTTGTTTGTTGTAAGGTTTAACTGGTTTATCCTTTGGACCAGATGTCTTTTTGTACTTGCCTGTCTTTCTTTTACCAAATGTTACCTTATTGCCGTTACTAACTTTCGCCATATTTATTTATTAAGTCTGCTAAATAATCAAATGCTTGTTCTTGTGTTTCGCCAAATACATAGTGCGTACATCCATCAATGACAAAAGAATAACAAGAATATCCTGCTATTTGCTCCTCTTTGCAAGTTTGAAATATGTTACTGGTATCTATCAATTAGTTCTATTAATTCAGTTCTTGTCCATTTCTTAATTGTTCTTTGATTTTCCTCTAACCAATCTACCATTTCTTGACCTATTTTATTAATTAGGTTTTTACGATAACCAATTAAATGAAACTCATCAAATCCATTGCAACGCTTACACTCCCCTGAACAATTATATTCGTTAAATCTTAAAAAACTACTATTTTTAACAGGTACAAAATGACCACAATCCATTAAATCAGTTGTTAAACTCCTTCCACAACTAATACAAGTAAAGTAGCCATCTTGACTATCCCTTTCCCTGATTGCTTTGTTAAAGACCTTTTGTGCTTTAGCAGTTAATTTTGGTATTGTATCTGTTTTTGTAGTTGCCATTTCTTATTGGTGTATCTATTGCTTTTTTATGCTCCCATCCTCTTTGAATCCTTGCTCTAATTGACATTTGATTTAAATCTGGTATATTTTTTAGCCTCATAATATCCATAAAAGCATATTCTTTACCATCATAGTTAACCTTAAAAGTAATTTCTCTATTATTAATGTTTTTTTGATTAGTTACAAATCTACAATTATTTGGTTGATAATTACCATTATTGTCTATTCTATCTATTCTTAAATTAGGACTATATCCATTATTTAACGCCCATTCTTTAAATGCTATAAAACTATTTTTCCATTCATCACATACGTTTATATTTCTTTCTAAATATCTATTAGAATTTATATATGATTTTAGATAGCATCTTTCCTTCATTGACCTCCAGCATCTATATAATGGCTTATGTGATAAATTATGTTTTTCTGATAAGCATCCACAAGTTTTTATTCTACCCCTTACTAAATGCAAAAGTCTAATAACCTTCTCATTACCACATTCACACTTGCACAATATTGCTCTATTCTTTTGACCTGAAGGTAATACCAATCTTTCTGCTTCGTTTATAACAGTTAGCTTACCAAATTTATCTCCTTTGTTTATTTGTAACTTTGACATTGCATTACTTTTATGCAAATATACAATTACTTTTTCAATCTAACAACACATAATCTTTCATTATGTTTATATCGTTTCTTGTTTATTGGGTTCATATAAGCCATAATTGTTTTATAGTCAGTTCCTAAAAACCTAATTGCCTTTGCTATTGATCTAAACTCTATCTCCTCTTTTGTATCTAAATAAATTAATCTTACCTCAATGTTGTTGTCAATTCCTGTCATTTGTTTATTAGTTTGTAATACAATACTTTAAATAATTCCCAAAGTGCTATTGTTATAAATATTTTAAGCATAATCGTTTAATTTCAAAGTATAAATGTGCCGTTAAATAAATGCATAATGCTAATGGTACGCTAAACAGTACGAACTTTAATAGTTCATAAATAAATGTTAATTGTTTCATAGTTGGTTTTGTAAATATAAGTACAAAGAATATCTTTTGCACTCGTTTTTAATAAATATTTGATTATTTAATTGCTCTAAGTCTTTGGGATGTTTAGCCTGTGCCTTATAATATGCTATTATCTTTTTCTTTATATCTTCTGCCTTATCTGGACCTAAATTATCCTTGTTTAGTTCTTTTCTTTTCCATAGTACATCAAAAGCCATCGTATTTAGCAACTCCCATCCCTTTTTAGGCGATTTCTCCCAATTTTGGTACAATGCCTCAATAATTTCATCATCATTGATTTTAGGTATCTCTACTGGTGCTGGTTCGGTATAAGTCTTTTGCCTTACTTGAACTGCTATTGGTTTATAAGCAGCCATAACATCGCCAAAGAATTTAGGGTTAAAAGTTATCGCCTTATCAACTGAAAGTTTGCCCATCGCATAAAGTTCAAAAGCTACTCCCAGTTCTTTTAGTTTGTAGTTACAATAGTTCTTAATAACAAATTCGCATAAAAAATGAAACAACTCAATTGTAGGTGTTTGACATCCGCTTAAA